CGGGCCCAGCAACCACGCGGTGACCCGCACCATCACCCTGCGCGGTGTCAAGACGACCGGCAACCCGTGGAATGTCAACCCCGCCGTGGCCACCGACGCCACCGTGTCCGCCACCGCCACCTGGCCAGCGGTCACACCGACAGTCGTCGACTGCCTGATCTGCCTGTGCATCGCCACCGGTCGCGACGCCAACAACACCGCCAACCTCGGCGCGGTCACCAATCCGAACCTGACGTCGCTGACCGAGCGGATGGACAACTGGGTGGCCACCGGCACCGGCGGCGGCATCGGCCTCGTGACCGGGTTCCGGGCGCCGGCCACGTCCACCGGAACGTCCTCGGCCACGATGGGCTCCACCGACGGCAAAGCGCTGATGACTCTCGCGCTGGAGCCCGCCGCCGTCGCTGCCGCAACCCCGCCGTCGACCTACCTGGTCCGCAGCCAAGCCGTGAACCGGTCTTACCACTACTGAAACGGGGCACAGCATGGGCGCGGTCTACGTCACCCGCAACACCGTCTTCGCCGCGACCGCCGGCGCGAAAACGGTACTGAAGCTGGTCACTCCCACCTCGTTCAAGATTGAGGTGCAGGAGATCGCCATCTTCACCGACGGGGTCACCTCCTCGGCGGTCCCGGCCACCTGGGACCTGTTCACCTCCGACGAGACCACCGCGGGCACCGGCTCCGGCAGCGCCGTCACCACCCAGATCAAAGGCCGCGTCCAGGCGCATGGGCTGACCGTCACCCAGAACCACTCCGCCGAAGGCACCACCTACACGGTGCTCAAGTCCGGGTTCGTCCCCCAGTTCATGGGCGGGCTGATCCTGCAGAATCCGCTCGGGACAGAACCCGAGTCCCCGTCCGACGCGGCGGACTCCATCGGCCTGCGGATCAACGTCACGGCCAACGTGAACGTTCTCGCGTGGATCCAGTGGGCTAGGGCGTAACCCTCATGGCGCGTATCGGGCGCGCCTTTCCGGCCAGGGCGGTCTGGTACCGGGCGCTACCACAACCCGCGGCCGGCGGCGGGGGACCGGTCGCGATCCGGTCAGTCACGGTCGGCACCAACAACGGCAGCAGCGCCACCGTCTCGGCCACCACACCGACGGACACCGCAGTCGGCGACCTGCTGATCATCATCCACGGCAACGATTTCCACCTCCTGTCGAACATGCCCACCCCGACGGTCACCGGGTCGCCGACGGTCACCGCGATCACCGACGCGGTCGCGGACGGCGGCACCAACCTCGCGCACATCAAGGGCTACTGGGCGGTCGCGAACACGTCCGGCGCGAACACGGTCTCAGTCACCGAGACCGGTACCGCCGACGAAGAGAAATGCATGGTTGTCTACGTCCTGACCGGGGCGGACACCTCCAACCCGATCGACGCCGCGGCCAACAACACCGGTACCACCACCAACAGCCAGGTCGCCCCGGCCGTCTCGCCGACGTCCAGCGACGCCTACGTCATCACCCACGTCAACTCCGGCGGCGGCGGATCGGCGGCCGCGTACACGTCGCCGGGCGACGTCACCGAGCAGTACGAGGTCCACGTCGGTGGGCTGTCCGGGGTCGGCGCCGTCAAGCAGCTGGCCGCCTCTGGCTCTACCGGCACGTTCACCTTCAGCACCGGCGTGGATTCGACCCCGTACGGGGCGGTCACGATCGCGGTCCGCACCGCCGCCGGCGGCGGGAACGCCACCGTCACCCCGGCCGTCATCGCCTGCACCACCACGGTTGGCCAGCCCGCGGTCAACGTCGGCGCCGCACCCGCGGCGACGGCGGCGACAACCACCGTCCCCCGCCCCGCGGTGAACGTGGCCGCAGCCCCGGCGTCAACCGCCGCGGTCACAGCACTACCGCAGCCGGCCGTCAGCGTGGCCGCCGCACCTGTGGTCATCCCGGTCACCGTGTCGCTTCCCCAGGCCACCCCCGACACGGGCGGCACGAGCGCCACCGCCACACCCTCCGTCATCGCGGCGGTAACCGCGCTCCCGGCCGCCGCCGTCACCGTCGGCGCGTCACCCGCCGCCATCGCCGCCATCGCCGCCATGACCAAGGCAGCGGTCGCGGTCACCGCCGCGCCACTCACCGTCGTCGCCGTCACCACCGTGCCCGGCCCGGCCGTCTCCGTCGGTGCCGTCCCCTCCACGATCCCCGTGGTGGTCGCGCTGCCCCAGGCGACCCCGGACACCGGCGGCACCGCGGCCACCGCAACCCCAGCCACCATCGCCGCAACCGTCGCTCTCCCCCCCGCCGCCGTGTCGGTGGGTGCCCGGCCCGCGGTGCTGCAGGCGCTCGTCGCCCTGCCGCAGGCTGCCGCCGGGTCCTCCACCGCCGCCACCCCGGCCAGCATCACCGTCACCGTCACCATCCCCGCCGGTGTCGTGTCGGTGGGTGCCGCACCCGCTGTCATCGCGGTCACAGTCACCCTGCCCACCCCGGTCGCGGGCTCCGGAATCCACAACGCCGACTCGCTGGCGTCGGTGGCCGCCGCGGTCGCCTCCGTCGCCGCCGTCTACGCGGCGACCCCTTCCACACCCGCCGTGTCCGCCGCCCGCACCTCCGCCGGAACAATCGAAGGGTAGGTGTGCATGGGCGCCACCGTCTTCTTTGAAAGTTCGTCGGAACTGGCCACGCTGCGTAACACGTTCTCGGTTGCCGGCACCCCCACCGACCCGACCACGGTCACCCTGACCGTCACCGACCCGAACAGCGCCGCCGTCACGTACACCTTCGGCCTCGGCGAGATCACCCGGGTCTCCGCCGGGGTGTTCACCAAAGACATCCCGTGCACCACCGGCGGGGAATGGCAGTACGTGTGGACCGGCACCGTCGCCGCCTCCGACGTCGCCGCCGGATCCTGGACCGTCTACCCCACCGGCCTGGGCAAGCTGTACGCGTCGGTGGATGCGCTGAAGTCCCGGCTGTCGATCCCGCTGACGTCCACCTCGGACGACTACGAGCTGCACGCCGCCTGCTTCGCCGCCTCCCGCTGGGTGGAGCAGGAATGCGGCCGTACGTTCTGGCGCACCACCGCCGCCGAGGTCAGAACGTTCGAGCCCGACGGCCTGTACTGCCTGACCCTGCCCGACTTCTGCGACCTTGTCTCGGTCGCCGCACTGAAGACCGACGCCGACGGTGACGGCACCTACGAGACCACCTGGACGACCACCGACTACCAACTGCTGCCGGTCAACCCGGCCGCCGGCCCGGAAACCAGGCCGTACACCAGCGTCAAGGCCATCGGGTCGCTGACGTTCCCCCGCGTGTACGCGAACACCCGCCGCGACCGTGCGCAGATCACCGGCGTGTTCGGCTGGCCCGCCGTCCCGCCCGCGATCAGGCAGGCCAGTTTGATCGTGGCCGCCGACACCTTCAAACTCAAGGACGCACCGTTCGGGGTGGCCGGCTTCGGCGAGTTCGGCCAGATCCGGGTGCAGACCAACCGGGCCGCCGCCATGTTCCTCGCCCCGTACAAGCGTCACTCGATGCTGGTCGCCTGATGGCCACCATCTCGCAGGTCCGGACCGGCATCAGGACCCGGCTGCTGACCATCGCCGCCTTCGACGGCAAGGTGTACGAGAAGATGCGCGGCGACATCACCCCACCCGCCGCGATCGTCCTGCCCGCCCCCGGCACATTCCTGGTCTACCGCACCTCAACCGGCTCCGACGACCTGCAACTGAATGTGCGGGTGTTCGCCTCCCACGCCCACGAGGACACCGGCCAGGACGTCCTCGACGCGTTCATCGACCGCACCGGAGCCTCGAGCGTCTACGCCGCAATCGACGCCGACCCCACCCTCGGCGGCATCGTCGACTACGCGGTCGTCACCGGCGCCACCGACTACGGATCCCTGACCGTCGGGGCGTTGGAGTTGTTCGGCTGCGACTTCGTCATCGACGTGGCCATGTCGTAAACCTGTCGTACGCAGCTGTGAGACTGGGAACCGTAAGGGCCCGGCGGGTGCGCTAACACCCCCGGGCTGTGGCCGACTGGTTGGAGTCGACAATGCCCAAAGGTAGATGCTCAGTCGCCGACTGTGAAGGTGTGCTCGCCGCCCGGCAGTTGTGCTCGAAGCACTACCAGCGCTGGTGGAGCCGTGGCGCCCTGGATCTGGCTCCCGGTTATGAACCTCGAACACTGCAACAGCGACTGGAAGCGAAGACCGTCAAGGGGCCGGGATGTTGGACCTGGACGGGATCTCATGACCCCGATGGCTACGGCAAGATAAGCGTTCGGTCGCGCATGACCAACGCTCATCGGGTCGCGTACCAGATCTACGTCGGTCCGATCCCTGAGGCCTACGAGGTAGATCACCTATGCCGCAACCGGGGCTGCGTCAATCCGGCCCACCTGGAGGCCGTGCCGAAGCCGGTGAACATCGCCCGCGGTGAAGGTGCGGCCGCCAGGTACGCACGTAGGACGCATTGTAAGAACGGTCATGAGTACACGCCGACGAACACGCGCCTCAGCAGGACAGGTACCCGACAGTGTCGCGAATGCGAGCGACTGCGGACGCGTCGACGGTGGGCGGAAGACCCAGAAGGTATGCGTCGCCGAGAGCGTGCCCGTGTGCGACCTCCCCGAGGCCCGAAAGGGGAGTGATGAAGAAATGCGGATCCTGGTAGTACACCCCGGTCCGCATTTCTGAAGCAGCGTCAGCGTTTCGGACGTGTACGAAGGTTGGACCGAGGCGCTGCGCGAGCTTGGGCATACCGTCGCGAGTTTCAACTTGCATGATCGGTTGGACTTCTATTCGGCAGCCATGCTTGAGATCAGCCGCAGCCCCGACGGCCAGAGCCAGTTCCGCAAAGCGCTCACCGACGACCAGGCAAGGCAGCTTGCGGTCAACGGCCTCTTGTCGGCGTGCTACCAGTTCTGGCCTGACGTCGTCCTCGTCGTCTCAGCGATGTTCGTGCCGATCGAGATCCTCGACGTCCTGCGCTCGCGCGGACATCACGTTGTCGTGGTCCATACGGAAAGCCCCTACGAGGACGGCCGGCAGGCCGAAGTTGCTCAGCACGCCACGGCCAACATCCTTAACGACCCGACGAACCTTGACCGGTTCCCACCGGGCACCGTCTATCTTCCGCACGCCGTACGCCCGACCCTGCACCGCCCCGGCCCCTCGCTGCCCGAGCTCGAATGCGACTTTGCGTTCTGCGGAACGGCGTACTTCTCGCGTATCGCCTTCTTCGAGGCGATGGACCTTGAGGGACTCGACGTCATCCTCGTCGGCAACTGGCAGGCGCTGAGCGAGCAGTCCCACCTCCGGCAACACGTCGCACACGCCGACGCCGAATGCCTCGACAACGAGCGCACCGTCGACGTGTACCGCTCCGCACGCGTCGGCATCAACTTGTATCGCCGGGAAGCCGAACATCCCGAGCTCTCGCAGGGGTGGGCCATGGGGCCCCGCGAGGTGGAAATGGCGGCCATCGGCTGCTTCTACCTGCGCGACCCGCGCGGTGAGGGCGACGAGTTGCTTCCGTGGCTGCCCACGTTCACCTCGCCGGGTGAGGCGTCGGAGTTGCTCCGGTACTGGCTCGCCCGGCCGGGCGAGCGCGAGGCGCTGGCCCGCAAGTCGATGGAGGCGGTCGCTAACCGCACGTTCACGGAGAACGCCCGCCGCCTCCTCGCCCTGTTA